ATTCTATTGGGAGTTAAAGATGCCGCTCAACCTAGCATCTCCTGGAATTGTCGTAAGGGAAGTTGACCTGACCCAAGGTAGAGTAGATCCTACTTCTACAAAAGCAGGCGGTCTTGTCGCCCCCTTTGCCAAAGGACCAGTCGAGAAACCCACCCTTATCGAAACCGAAGCGGATCTGCTTGAGACCTTCGGCGCTCCTTATAAGGACAACAATCACTACGAATATTGGCTTACTGCCTCTTCTTATCTTGCTTATGGCGGTGTACTCCGTGTGGTAAGATCTAACGAATCTGGACTCAAGAACGGTTTCGTTGGTTCCGCTAGCAGCGTTACCATCAAGAGCGATGATGACTACACAAACAAGGGATACGGTGAGAACACAATCTCTGGTGTAGTCGTTGCTGGTAAGAACCCTGGAACATGGTCAAATGGAATCAAGCTCGCTATGCTTGATGGTCTTGCTGACCAAATCATCACTGGTATTGACACAACTGCTGTTCTTGGATTCTCTTCTACTGCTAACGGCGGTCTTGCTGCTGTTGCTGGATACGAGGACGGAATTAGCGACCTCAACCTGACAGTTGGTCTTGGAGTTACTCAAGCAATCCCCGCAGGAACAGTTCTTGCTGGTGTTGGTGCTACTTCTCTGCTTGATGGTTACCTGAAGGGAGTCATCACAGAAGTCGGTAGTGGTCAAGTTTCGGTCAAAGTTGTTTCTCATGTAAGTGCTGCAGGCACAGAAACAGCAATTGACTACACTCCTGGTGGAGTCTATGAGTTCCAAAATTCTGGTTCTCTTTATTTCCATGTTCAGTCTGGCGTAGGTGCTGGTCAACTCGGTTGGGTAGCAAGCACTGTTTCCTACGGTTCTAGTTTTGCAACTTCTGCCTTCCTGACTGCTCTCACTGGCGCTGGTATTACTGCACTTGATCCTCGCTATATCGCTGCTCAGGCATATGATGCTAATGTTGATTACACTGGTGCTAAGGACTGGTTCGATAGTCAAACCATTACTCTGAACAACGGCGACACTATTGCCTGGAATACTCTCGGAGACAGACCTGGAACTTCCTCCTATGCTGAGGCAAGAAACTCCAGAAACGATGAAGTTCATGTCGTTCTCTTAGACGACACTGGCAAGATCACTGGAAACGCTGGAACACTTCTTGAGAAGTTTATCGCTGGATCTAAAGCAAAAGATGCTATCCTTTCTACAGGAACTGCTTCTTACTGGAGAAAGCAACTTGAAGTTGCTAGTCAGTATGTCTTTGGTGGCGGTGCTCCTTCTGGAGCAGTTACAGTAGATCTGGATGCAGACTTTGATCCTAAGTCGGATGTTGCATGGGATCAAGATGCTGAAGATGTTTCCTTCGCTGCTATCGGTAACTATCAAGCATCTCTTGGTGGTGGTCTAGATTACGGCGGTAAGTCGAACATCGAAACCACAGATGCTCTGAAAGTTAGCGTTGGAGATCTTTCCACTGGTTACGATCTGCTTTCCAACAAAGATGCTTACGAACTTGACTTCCTGATCATGGGATCTGGTGCTCATGGCAGAGAAGCAACTCAGGCACTTGCAAACAAACTGATTGCAATTGCTGAAGTTAGAAAAGATTGTGTTGCTTGCATCTCTCCATGGAGAGGCGCTTTCCTGGCAACCTCTGGAGATGGTGAAGATCTGACACTCAGTTCTGATGCTGTTACTTCTGCTGTAACATCATTCTACGCTTCTGTCACATCTTCTTCTTATGCCATCTTTGATAGTGGTTATAAGTACATGTACGATCGCTTCAGCAGAAACTTCCGCTATGTCCCCCTCAACGGAGATATCGCTGGCGTTTGTGCTAGAAACGATATTAACAACTTCCCCTGGTTCTCGCCTGGTGGAACAGCAAGAGGCGCTATCCTGAACGCTGTTAAACTTGCATACAACCCCTCTCAAACTGAGAGAGACAGACTGTATTCTGCAAGAGTTAACCCAGTCATCTTCTCGCCTGGCGCTGGTATTATCCTCTTCGGTGACAAGACTGCTCTCGGCAAAGCATCTGCATTCGACAGAATCAATGTTCGCCGTCTGTTCATCTATCTTGAGAAAGCAATCGCTGCGGCCGCTAGAGATCAACTGTTTGAATTCAACGACGAAATCACAAGACTGAACTTCATCAACATCGTAGAACCTTTCCTCCGCGATGTTCAATCGAAGAGAGGTGTTACAGACTTCATCGTTGTTTGTGATGAGACAAACAACACTGCTGCGGTCATTGATAACAATGAATTCGTTGCTGACATTTACATCAAACCGAACAGATCGATTAACTTCATCGGTCTGACCTTCGTTGCCACCCGCACGGGTGTCAGCTTTGAAGAAGTTATTGGTCGAGTTTGATCGCCTTATAATAAACTCAACGAGGTAAAAACTAATGGCTATCAATCAACAAAATCCCCCAAAGACCGCAGACAGGACAATCGACAAGTTTAAGTCGAGACTGTCTGGCGGTATTGCAAGACCCAATCTATTCGAAGTTGTTCTTGCTTTCCCCGACGGAGTAGTAGACCAGTCTGTCAGCGACATTGACGCTAAGTCCAGATTCCTGGTCAAGGCAGCTGCTCTGCCCGCATCGAACATTGCTCCCATCAGCGTTCCTTTTAGAGGTCGTGCTCTGAAGATTGCTGGAGACAGAACATTCGATGAGTGGACAATTACCGTTATCAATGACACTGACTTTGCTCTCCGTTCTTCCTTCGAAAGATGGATGAACTCCATCATCAAAGTTTCCGACGGTGCTGGCAACACTAACCCCGAAGATTATACCAAGGATGCATATGTGTATCAACTTGGTAGATCTGCAGTTGCTCCACAATCTCAAGAGTCTGACGCTAACTTGCCTATCCTGAGAACCTACAAGTTCTACAGCGTATTCCCGACGAATATTTCTGCACAGGATCTTTCTTATGATTCTGCAGACTCTATCGAAGAGTTCACCGTCACACTCCAAGTCCAGTGGTGGGAAGCTGCTGGAAACGGTGGCGATGTCGCTTGATAAATAGTCTTTGATATCAAAGACACCCTATTAAAATGGCGAAACTCTTCGGATTTTCTATTGAGGATAATGAAAAGAACCCTAAGGGTGTAGTTTCCCCCGTCCCCACTCAAGGTGAGGATGGGGTTGACTATTATATTCAGGGTGGATTTTCTAGTCAGGTTGTAGATATTGAAGGTATCTACAAAACTGAACATGAACTCATTAGAAAATATAGAGAAATGGCACTCCACCCAGAGGTGGACAATGCCATCGAAGATGTTGTTAACGAAGCAATCGTTTCCGACCAGAATGATTCTCCTGTAGAAATCGATCTGGAAAACTTAAACGCTAGTGATGGAATTAAGGACATCATCCGCAAAGAGTTTAAGCATATTAAAGATCTCTTAGATTTTGATACAAAGTCTCATGAGATCTTTAGAAATTGGTATGTTGATGGTAAACTATACTACAACAAAGTAATTGATATTCAAAATCCTACTGCAGGATTACAAGAGCTCAGATATATCGATCCTCTCAAAATGCGTTACATACGCAAAGAGAAGAAAAAGGACGAAAGAGCTGATCTCTTCAACAGCAGAAGTGTTCATGAATCTCAGAAAGTTTATTTCCCTGAGATTGAAGAATATTTCCTGTATACTCCAAAACCTCAATTCCCTACTAATGTTGCAGCACCTGGCGGTGGATCTGCAATGAGAGGTGTAAAGATTGCTAAAGATTCAATCACTTATTGCACCTCTGGACTTGTAGATAGAAATAAAGGAACAGGTCTTTCTTATCTGCATAAAGCAATTAAGGCACTCAATCAACTTCGTATGATTGAGGACTCTCTGGTAATTTACAGATTGTCTCGCGCACCTGAGCGTCGTATTTTCTATATTGATGTTGGCAATCTTCCGAAGGTAAAAGCGGAACAGTATCTTCGGGAAGTCATGATGCGTTACCGTAATAAGTTGGTCTATGATTCCAACAGCGGTGAGATTCGTGACGACAAAAAGATGATGAGTATGTTGGAAGACTTTTGGCTTCCTCGCCGCGAGGGAGGGCGCGGTACAGAAATCTCTACCCTCCCTGGCGGGCAAAACCTCGGAGAACTTTCGGATATTGAATATTTCCAGAAGAAACTCTATAGATCCCTAGCAGTGCCCGAATCTAGAATCGCTGGTTCTGGCGATGGATTCAACCTAGGCAGATCTTCTGAAATCTTACGAGACGAACTCAAATTTAGTAAGTTTGTTGGTCGTCTCCGTAAGCGTTTCAGTGCAATGTTCTTGGATATGCTCAAGACTCAACTTCTTCTGAAGAATGTTGTTACTCCTCAAGATTGGGAAGTAATGTCTGAGCATATTCAGTTCGACTTCTTATATGACAACCACTTTGCAGAACTTAAGGATAAAGAATTGCTTGAGGGTCGCTTAGCTCTCCTGATGCAAGTCGAACCTTATGTTGGTCGTTACTACTCTACGGAGTATGTAAGACGCCAAGTTCTGCGTCAAAGAGATCAAGAAATTGTTGAAATTGATGCACAGATTGAGGATGAAATTGCAAGGGGAGTTATTCCCGATCCCAATCAACAAATGCTTGAGATGGAAGCAATGTCTGCTGCAGACCCTATGATGCAGGGACAAGATCCTAATGCAGTTGCGGAAACTCCAGCGCCTGCGCCTCAACAACCGAAGCAACCAAAGGCATCAGAAGGGGAGATCTAATAAATAAGTTTATACCTCTGATTTATATCAATGGAAGAACTAATTAATATGATTGCAACGGATTCGTCTGCAGTTGATATCAGCGATCAAATCAAAGACCTTCTTTATACAAGAGCTGCTGCAAAAGTAGATGCATTGCGTCCTGGTGCTGCGGCAAGTCTTTTTGGTACACAAGATTCACCTGAGGGAGAATAATGGCAAGAACTTTAATTCTTGCGGCGGAGACTCCGCTGGCAGCTGGTATTGGTAATAGTACTTCCGTAGGCAATGCTACTGTTGTTAGAGTCCTAAATGATTCTGGCAGTACTGTTGTTCTTCATGTTCAGGATTCTTCCTTTACAGGTATTGGATCCATTACCATGCTCAATAATACATCTGAGTTGGTTGAGAAGAAAGCCTCTGATCTTATCTATGGCATTGGAGGAGCACTTAAAGTAGCTAAAGTAGGATTCACAGGGTAATCAAATGAAACTGATCACGGAAGAAATCGAACAGGTCGAACTTATCGTTGAAGAACGCAACGGTAAAAAGTCGATGTTTATCGAAGGAGTATTCCTGCAAGGAGACATTAAGAACCGTAACGGTCGCATGTACCCGATGGAAACTCTTCGTAGAGAAGTCTGTCGTTACAACGAAAACTTTGTCAACAAAGGCAGAGCTCTCGGTGAACTCGGTCACCCCGATGGACCTACTCTTAATCTCGATAGAGTTTCTCATAAGATTATTTCTCTTAGAGAAAATGGCAGCAACTTCATTGGTAAGGCAAAAATTCTGTCCACACCAATGGGTAAGATTGCTTCCGCTCTAGTTGAAGATGGAGTAAAACTCGGTGTTTCTTCTCGTGGTCTTGGTACATTGACCATGAATAACGAGGGTGTAAAGATTGTTTCTGACGACTTTATGCTCGCTACTGCTGCTGATATTGTAGCAGATCCTTCCGCTCCTGACGCATTTGTTGAGGGAATCATGGAAGGAAAAGATTGGGTCATGGAAGGCGGAATCGTCAGAGAAAGACTCGTAGAAAAGACTTACAAGCAAATTAATACGCTTGTAGATCAAAGAGCACTTGAGGAAAACAAGTTGGCACTGTTCAATAAGTTCCTTTCAAGCCTCTAATTTATAAATAAATATAGATTATATCAACGATTTAATCGGAGAGTTCACTAATGTCCGCTAAGGAATTACAAGAAATGGAAAATCCTGTAACAAGGGGTGCGAGTGCTGCTATGGGAGCCGAAAGTCTCTCAGGTGGTTCCTATGAGGATCTCGGCGGCCCCACCCCCGAGAACTACAAGCCCGACGATAATTCTGCTAAACTTGCAGAACCCAAAGTCAAAACTGTTAAAGATGTTGTCAACCGTGGCGCTGGCAAAGCCGACGCTATGCAATCTCTCTCTGCTGGTGATCAAGTAGAACTTGAGGACGAGCAGGAAGTTGTTGCTGAGCAAGAAGTCGAAGAGACCCAAGCTCCTACCGTTGACATCGAAGAAGATCTTGCTGCCCTTTTCGGCGGTGAAGAACTCTCCGAAGAATTCCAAGATAAAGCTCGCACCATCTTCGAGGCTGTCGTTACCGCTAAGGTAAACGAAGTCCAAGAA